GCCAAAGAAGATCTGGCGCGCGCGTTCGTCGGTATCGTCATCCTTGAACACGCCCGCGCCGGAAATCGCGGCGGTTTTCACCCCCGCACCGCCCAGCAATTCGCGCCAGCCACCGCTGCTGTCCAGGCTGGTGACATCCACCGTTTCCGCATTCAGGCTGATCCGCGTCGCGCGCAGGCCCGCCACCGTCTCAAACCCGCCTGAGCCAGTCATATCCAATTTGATCAGCAGATCTTTTCCGCTTTGTACCGCCATGGTGAAAGTCCTTCTGTATGATTAGCCGTCTGTCGCGATCAGCGCGCGATAGGTTAGGATGATCCGCCGACGCTCCACGCCGCGCCCGCGTGCGGCACGCGCCCGCTCAAACCGCAATGACAAAACCCGCGCATCTGCAACGCTCAACGGTGCGGCCTCCAGTGCGTCAGTCACGGCCGCGGCAATGCCCTTCGCCCGGGCAAAACCAGGCGCAGGCGAGTGGATAAGGATGTCAAACCGAACCGCACAAATGTCGCCTTCAGGGCGCATCTTTGCGTCCTCGGTGCCCAAGGTGATGTAATCGACATCAACCGCGACGGAGGATGGCACAGCATCAAATACCTGCGCCTGTGCCGTGACAGCAGCATCCGTGCTCAGCCGATCAAATACGGCCTGCTGCAGGGGCCATGAATAACCAAATCCGGTCATGGGCGGCCCTCCTGTGCTGTAATGTCGATGTACCAGCCGTCGGTGTCCCACTCGGAAACGGCCAAGATCGCATAGTGGCGCGCCCCATCACGAAGCCGTTGACCGGGTTCTGGACGACGGGGCGATCCGATTGGCGCACCACGGGTAAGCAGGCGCACGGATTGAACGGGAATGTCACGGCCTGCTTGGGTCTGCGACCGGCCGCGCGATGTGGCGACCTCCACCCACAGAGTGCCCAGTGCATTCCATCCACCCGACAGGCCACCGCCTGAATCCGTGCTGTCGTCAAACCGTTCTAAGATCATGGGCCGGTTTAACTGCGGCGTCTGATGCCGGCTCATAGCCGCATCCGCCGATAGGGTTGCAAAAGGTTGAGAACGTCATACCCAATCGGAGCAGACTTGCTGTCCGGCAACGTGCGGTTCTCGTAATAGGTCGCAGCCAAGAGCGTAACCGCGTGCTGCAAATCCATCGGGACGCTGTCAGGCTCGGGCCCAAACCCGGCAGTGTACACCACCTCCACCCGGTCAGTCTCCACGATGGAGGGCAACGGGCTATTGCGTTGCCCGGTCAGCCAAGCCTCCGTCTGGGTCGATGTCAGTTCCCAATCATGCCAAAGCCAACCTGACCGAACGAAATTGACATCAATCTTCGTGACAGACGCAACAAAGGACACGGGTGCATGGGGCAAGCGGTGGCGATCAGGGTCAGTCCAACCATCCGTGACCAGCATCATGGATCGGCTGATGAGTGCGAGCCCGGTGCGCCCCTCAATCACGGTTGCTGCCGACTGCAAGAGCCGGGTCAGCAATTCCGTCTGCACCGCGTCATCCGCGAAACCGGAGCCAAGCCGCAAATGATCGGCAAAATCGTTTATCCGCACTGGTGGTTGCGCTGGTGGGGTCAGCACAGTTATCCGCTCGGCCATGTCAGTTATCTCCTGATACTGTGATCGCAAATGACTGACGCAGGCGCCGTCCTGCGCTGGTCCCTGCATGGGCCGTGACGACATAGACATGTCCCGGTGCGCCACCCTCCAACGTGCCATGTGAAGTGGCGGGCGTGATGCCCTGTACGGCCACCTTTAGGTCACGCGAGGAATCGTTTGTCGGATAAATCGACCATCCCAGATCGGCGTCGATCCGTTCGCCCTCCTCCAGATGACCGCGTGACCAATCAATCACATGATCCATCTGAGACCCGGCGGCCTTGACGAATACGTCACTCATGTTTTGCTGTTCCTCATGCCGTCGGGGCGTTGGCCCCATGTCGTTCTGCTGCACCGATGAGGACACCGGTGCGGCGCGTTTCTGACGATCTCGGCTGTCGTTAGCTGACGGAGAATTTCAGCAGCTTGAGGGCCGCAAAATCTGTCACATCCCCGCCGACACGCTTGGTCGCAAAGAAGAGCACATGCGGCTTGGCAGAGAACGGGTCACGCAAGATGCGTAATTCTGGGCGTTCTGCGATGGTGTAGGCGGCGTGGAAATCACCAAAGGCAATCGCGGTGGAATCTGCTGCGATATCTTCCATGTCCTCCGCGATCAGCACAGGATACCCCATCAAACGCGCTGGCTCGCCGGCGTTCATGCTGTCAGACCACAGGAAACGACCATCCGCGTCTTTCATCTTGCGCACGGCCCCTGCGGTCTTGGAGTTCATCACGAAAGAGGCGTTGTGCCGATAGCGCGCACCCAATGCGAATACCAGATCGACAATGGCGTCCGCCGGGTTGCTGGCCGCAAAATCCCCCGATGCGCCCGTCGCGACATAGCCGATATTGCCCCATGTCCACGCGTCATTGTCGACCTCGGTGTAGGTCAAGATCCCGCGTGGCTTGTTCACCCCATCCCCCGAGATGAAAGAGATCGCCTCGGCCCGCGAAAACTTGTCCGCGATCCGCTCAGCGAGCCATGCTTCCACGTCGAAGGCCACGTCATCCAACAACCGTTGGGACGCTTTCGGCAGCGCGGACAATTCATGCAGCGGGATGCTGATCCGGTCGAGTTGCGGCGTGCTCGTCTCGCTGCTGGCGGTGGTCTCATCTGCCCAACCGGCC